CCTCATCCGCCTGCCGTCTCAGACGCAGTCGGAGCCGGTGAGGAACTTCATCGAGCAGCTGTGTGCGTGGACGCCGGAGACCAAGAGCCTGACCGACACGGTCATGGCCGCGTGGTTCGTGGAGATCCGCTGCCGCGAGCTGATGCAGGGCGGCAGCGACAACTGGCACACCGCGGACAACGAGTTCATGTCCGCGCGGGACGTTGAGTCCCAGTTCGTCGTGGACATCGAGATGGCCCTTCAGCAGGGCGAGGTATCGACCTGGGACGGAAGCCTGAACGGCTTCTCCGGGCTCAACTAGCAGGGGGACGATATGGCTGACCTCTGGCTGCCCGGCGCGCAGCGCCTGCCGCTGCCGGACACTGCGCCGTGCGACACGGCGTATCCGCCGAAGGCGATCGCCCACATCACGTGGGACAGGAACGCCACGAAGGCCAAGCCGCAGGCGCTGGTGTCCTTCGAGAGCCTGCGCAGCTACTTCTCCGGAGGCGGCGCCGCAGTCGCGCCGCACATCCTCTGGGACCCGTTCACGGGTCGCTTCGCGCAGTACTACCCCGCGACCTCGCGGTCCAAGTCGGTGGCCGACGCCACCGGCGGGACCCGGACCAACAGGGCCGGGAAGGTCGTCATCCAGATCGAGGCCCTGTTCTTCCCGTGGTGCGTCGTCGCCGGCAAGGCGTACGAGCACCTGACGGACACGCCCTGCAAGGGCTGGCCCGAGCTGCACGCCTGGATCAAGTCCTGGGGCGTGCCGGATGCCTGGCCGATGGGTCGGCCCACGTCCTTCGATCCCCACCGCTCGGAGAGCGTGTGGGAGATGCAGGGCGGCTGGTACGGGCACTCGCAGGTGCCCGAGAACGACCATCAAGACCCGGGCTCCTGGCCCGCATTCGCCACCGAGGTAATCAAGGAGAACGACGTGGACTGGAACGACAAGCTCACCTACGCCGGAGGCGCCTGGTCCAAGGACCCGGCGTCCGCCACGGCCCAGGACTGGCTGGTCCTGGGCAACCTCAAGGCCGGGAAGACCTACGACGCGGTCAAGGCCCTGGACGCGAAGGTGGACAGTCTCGCCGTGGGCGGCGTGGATCTGGACGCCCTGGCGGCCAAGGTCGCCGATCTTCTGGCGGCACGCCTCAAGAGCTAGCAGGTGCTAGCACTTTTCCGCTAGCAGTCGGGTATAACAGGGCGTAGGGAGGTGCCGCGTGGCAGAGATGCAGACGATCGTCAGGCGCGTGACAGCGCTTCGCGCTGCGCACACAGAGCGCGATGCGCGGCACCAGACCGTCTATGACGTGCGAGCGAACAAGATCGACAAGGTTCAGCCGGGCTCGCTGCCCGACGCCTGGCCGAAGCCGATCGTGGCCAACGTCATCGACACCGCCGCCCGGCAGCTGGCGGAGAACCTGGCGCCGCTGCCCAGCATCAACTGCGCCACCGGCGTGACGACCTCCGAGCGGGCGAAGAAGTTCGTCGCCAAGAAGACGAAGATCGCGTACTCCTTCGTCATCAACTCGGCCCTCAAGCCGAAGATGCCGCAGGGCTGTGACTGGTACCTGTTCTACGGCTCCCTGCCGATGGTGGTGGAGCCGGACTTCAAGGCCGGCGAACCGAAGATCCGCTTCGACAACCCGAAGGGCAGCTACCCGCAGTTCGACATGTGGGGCAAGGTCATCTCGTACGCCAAGGTGTACAGGGAGAAGGCCCATGAGCTGGCGGCGAAGTTCCCCGACGCCGCCGGCCGGATCTACGAGACCAACTGGTCAGGCCAGCGCACGACCTCCGATGACGCCCTGTTGGAGGTCGTGAAGTACGTCGACGCCGACACGAACGTTCTCTACCTGCCGGAGCGCAAGGACTTCGTCCTGCTCCAGACGGAGAACCCGCTGGGCAAGTGCCCGGTCGCCGTGGCGGTCAAGCCGTCGTACGACGACCAGGACCGCGGGCAGTTCGATGACGTGATCTACCCGCACCTGGCCAGGGCCAGGATGGAGATGCTGGCCCTGGAGGCCACGCAGCAGGCGGTCCGGGCGCCTCTGGCGCTCCCGACGGATGTCCAGAAGATCTCCTTCGGCGACAACGCCGTCATCCGGACGAACTCGCCGGAGAAGATCCGGCGCGTCGGCCAGGACGTGCCCGTCGTGGCCTTCCAGGAAGGCCAGGTGCTGGCCGAAGAGGTGATGCGCGGGTCGCGCACGCCGGCCAGCGCCACTGGCGATGTGCAGGCGTCCATCATCACCGGCCAGGGCGTGAACGCCCTCAACGGTGGCTATGACATCCAGATAGCCACCGGTCAGGCCGTGATCGGCCACGCGCTGGAGCAGGCGCTCCAGCTGTGCTTCGAGATGGATGAGAAGTTCTGGCCGGAGGCAACCAAGACCGTCTCGGGCGTGATCAACGGGACTCCGTTCCAGGAGTCCTACACGCCCGGCAAGGACATCCGCGGTGACCACCGCGTGAGCGTGACGTACGGCTTCGCCTCGGGGATGAACCCCAATCAGGCGCTGGTCTTCCTGCTCCAGCTCCGTGGAGACCAGCTGGTCTCCCGGGACTTCGTGCAGCGCCAGCTGCCGATGGACATCGACGTCACTGCGCTCCAGGCGCAGATCGATAACGAAGAGGTAACGGACGCCTTGAAGCAGGGCGTCTTCGCCATGTTGTCGAGCGCCGGGATCATGGCCCAGCAGGGCATGGACCCCACGCAGCTGCTGCGCAACGCAGCGCGGATCATCGCCCTTCGCGAGAAGGGCATCCCGATGGCGGAGGCCATCCTCCAGACCTTCGAAGCCCCTCCGGCGCCGCCATCCCCCGCGGCCGGAGGCCCAGGCGCCCCGGGTGGTGAGGGCCTCCCCGGGGCGCTTCAGGGGCAAAACCCGACCACGGGCGCACCGATGGGCGTAGCCCCCGGCCAGGCCGGAATGGGCGCCGGTGGGCGCCCTGATCTTCAGACGCTGCTCGCGGGGCTCACTTCCAGCGGGCAGCCCAATCTCAGCGCCAGCGTCAAGAGGAGCGTTCCGGCATGAGCAAGTGCGACAACTGCGGCCGGGACGACGGCCACTGGCTGGGCTGCGACTCGGTCGCAACGCCTGACGCCGAAGGCGAACCGCCCCAGGTGTTTGCCGAGACATGCGCCTACGGCGACTGCACCAATCTCCGGCGCCTGCCGGGTAAGGGGCCGAGGCCCAAGTACTGCACCGAGCACAGCGACCCGAAGAACAGGAAGTGATTGAGATGGCCGACGGATTCCCCGGTGACCCGTTCCACGAGGGCACCAGCAAGCCGATGATGGGCCTGAAGGGCGACATGGCTGCCCCGCACAGCCAGGAGCCCATGACCTCCGAGGCGATGACCAACCCGAGGTCCGCCGCCGCGGACAACATCCACGGCCACTGGAACGCCTTCGAGGCGCCGCACCAGGCGCCCACCGGCAACAACGACAGCAACGCGGCTCACTGATTCAGGGGGAGTCATGGTTAGGTTGGCCACGAGCAGCAATAGGACTTGCACGAAGTGCAGGCTTGAACTGCCCGTGGACGCCTTTACGGAGTTCCGGCGCGGCGACCGCGGCGGCAAGCTCTATCGCACCTCGCAGTGCCGAAAGTGCACCAGGGCCTCTCATGATCCCCTCAAGCAGCGAGATCGTCACCTGCGCCGCCGATATGGCATCACCCTCGAAGAGATGACCGCCCTCCTTGCGGAGCAGGGCGGCTGTGCGACCTGCGGGAGCACTACTTCGGGCGGCAAGAACTGGCACGTTGACCACGATCATTCGTGCTGCGACGACAGGACCTCGTGCGGCAAGTGCGTGCGGGGCGTGCTCTGCCATTTTTGCAACTTGGCGCTCGGGGCGATCCGAGACAGCCCGGAGACGCTGCGCAACATGATCGAATATCTCGGGAGGGCCGATGGCCGGTAGTCATGGGGGTCCAAGGACCCCCAGCTCCCCCGCCCCGGTCTCCGGGCCGGGGGCTTTGTCGAAGCGAGTAGATGGCGGACCCGGCGCGAAGCAGCCGGTCCGCGTGCCGACCGGCGGCGCCTACGGCGACGCCACACAGCTTGCGCAGGCGCAAGCCGGCGCACCCATGGCTG